CTTGAACAGGAAGTTAGAGTATTGGTTGACAATATCAGAACGCCTAAGGCCATAACCAGAATGGTAATCCGTAATAACTATGACTATTACGGTGATAGAACAATGACAACCCATGAATTATTAACAGGACCTTGGCTCTAAGGAGAACAAATGGCAAATCAGGCACGTTTAATACAGAATATTTGCGGAACTATTGCACGAAGCAATATCGTCAAGGTAGGTCTGTCAGAATCATTAAATATGTTCCAGGAAACACAGAATCCAACGGAACATTCTTGTGATCTGATTATGAGAACTGTCATGGGCGAAGTCAATGCCGCAAATATTACAGGTAAATGTAGAGGAATGTATAGAGTTTCAAGGGGTTATGATAACAGACCTGTTCTTTATGCAGTATTTGACAATTACCTCTATCTTATTGACGAGAATAATAATGTAAACTACATTGCAACTATTAGTTCACATGGTTCTGAATGTCATATGACTGAAACCGGTGGTTATGGTTCTGCACATCCTCATTTGATTATCGTGGATGGTTATAGCGTATATGCAGTAAATACTGGTTTATCTATAGGTGACCAGCAACTAGATTTCAGAAGTATTGCGTTACCATTACGTATTAATTCCAAAGATACTTTCATCAAACCTACGCATTGTGCATATTTATATGGTTACTTGATTGTCAATGACGCAGGTACAGATGCATTCTATGTTTCTTATCAATATCCGTTCGAAGTAGAAGATGCAGAAGAACCTGCATTCTACCAGTTACGTAATAATTTCATTACATGGTGGGCAACATTAGACGAAGCAACACAGGAACAGTACAGGGCAGGTGAAATTCAAGATTCCTATTATGATATGTATAAAGCATTCATTACTGGAACCGCAAATGATGACCCTGAGAAATACGATGTATTCAGAGTAGGCACTGTACAGTTTGCACAGAGGGGCTACTACTCCTTTAGTGAATGGGCGCCAGATAATACGTTAGCATTATGTTCAAATGGCTCTAAACTTTATACATTTGGTGAACGCTCTTGGCAGGTATTCTCTTATAATGACGATATGAATAACCCGTTCAGTTCTCCTGACAATGCAGCAGGTAACATTGGTATTAAGGCACCAAATAGCTTAGCTATGTTGGGTAATACCGTATTATGGTTAGGTTCTTCAGATATTGGTGATAATGGTGTCTTCATGATTACTGATACTACTATTACCAGAATTTCTACACAGGATATTGAAAGAGAGATTACTCAGATAATCAATCCAAAGAACGCATATGCACAGATATGGCAAGAACATCAACATGTATTCTATTCTTTAACGTTTGAAGATTCTAAGAAGACATATGTTTATGATGTTACAGAACAGGCATGGCATTACAGAGCATCCTATGACAAAGACAACAGGTTAACATTCTGGAGATATAACCACGCAACCTTTGCCTATGGTAAGATTTATGTAGGAACTCAGAATGCTCTCTGTTATATGGATGAGAACAAATATACAGAACATGACGGAAGAGTCATATTGAAGATGAGAAGAGGTGGTGTATTAACTTCAAATGACTCTCCGTTCTATATAGATTGTTTACGTTTGATTACAAATAACGGTCAACATTCGTTCAATGACCAATATGATAACATGGAAGCAAATCCGAGAGTTTCGTTCAGATATTCTTGGGACGGTGCAACATGGTCAGATTATGAAGACGCCTATATGGGCAAGATTGGTAGATATGACTACGAAACGAATATCTACGGTTGCGGTATGGGTAGATTCTTTACATTGGAAGTTTCTACGACAGAATCTGTACCAATGTCTTTAGAGAATTTACAGATTTCTTGGTCACCTTGTTCTGCTTTCTAAGAGGTATTCATGATTAAGATTATACGATATGACGAAAGTAATAAGAATCAGGAGGCTCTAAAGGGTCAATATGGTCAATATTCTGACGGTAAGGGTATATTCACTCTCATAAAGAATATACTCTTTATTAACCTATTACCAGGAGCCGTATATGACAATGAACCGTTACCAACAGTTTACGATGGCTTTATAATGTTATCAAACGGTGGAAGAATTCAAATTAAGGACAGTAAATTGACGTGCAAACTATCAGATACAGTTTGTGGCCAAGGCGCACTTGTCTTAAAGAAATGGAATTAATCTAATTATTTAACAAAGAATTTAAGGAGAAATTATGATTCCTCTCATTATTGCAGGAGCTGCTGCCGGTCTTGCAGGTCAATTAGGCGGTGCAGCTATTTCAGGATATTATGGAGACAAGGCTTCTGAAAGGGAAGCGAATGCACGTAGAGAAGCTGCTGCTCAATTAAGACAACAGGGTGCTGTTACAGATGCACAATATAATCAGTTAATCGACCAGATTAACCAGTATTACAATACACGTGGTTCTTTGGGTACACGTTCTGATGTTAATGCTTATAAACAGGCTATTTCAAACTATAACCCTGAAGATTATGCCGCAGATGTTGGTGAATTTAATTATGGTAAGTCAGTAGAAGATTTCACTAATCCATATTATGCACAGATTATCGGTCAGACACGTGACCAGTTGCAGCATACCGCAGCAGGTGCAGGTCTCGGTCGTGGAACTGGTGCCGCATTGAATATCGCACAGGGTGTAGCATCCAAGTCTGATGAACTCTATAATACTGCAATGAATCAGTACAACCAAGATAGAAGTTTCGAATATCAGAAATATGCTGATGCAATCAGAAATAACCAGAATAGACTTAATGCTCTTAATTCTGCTAATCAGTATAAGATTGGTCTCCAAGGTAACCTAGCATCTAATTACTACGATACGCAGGATTCGAGAATGTCGGATATTATGCAGGCACAACAGGATAGGTTAAATGCTCAGACTGGTTATGCATCTGCCATCGCTGGATTATATTAATAAGGAGTTTACATGCCTATTTATACACGTGATAACATAAATTACGGTGGAATGCTCGGAAATGCCATGGCTAACCGTGCAAACTATTTACAACGTAGATACGATAGAGTTGCTCAGATGGGTCAGAACTGGGGTAATGCCATACAACAGTCAGGACAGGCTATTCAGAACGCATTTAACCAGGCTGCACAGTATCAGTATAACAAGGACCAACTTGCAAATCAGCAACAGTTCCAGGCAGAACAAGCTGCTCTTAACCGTGCACAGCAATTAAACATGGCTCGTGAACAACAAGCTTGGCAAGCTAGACAGAATCAGCTTAATCGTGATAATACATACGATATTGCACAACTTAACCGACAATATGCACAAGAAGATAAACAGGATGAATATGTGCTTAATCTTCAGAAAGCACAGTCACATCTTGGTCTTGTTGAAGCACAATATAAGGCAGATCCTAACAATCCTTTGTTACAAGAAGCATATGACAATGCAAAGTTTAATGTTGCATATTGGAATAAGAAAGCAGGACGTCAAACAATGATACAACCTGTACCACAGCCAGTAGTAGATCCACAAGTTAATCAAGATGGTGATGGTCTCAAACTTGATACACAGAAACAACTACTTGATGACATATTTAAGAACGATATTCTTACTGATGCACAAATACAACAGGCAAATACTATCATAGACGGGATGCAAGATAAAGATATGCAAACTGTATATCGTGAACGTCTTAATGGGAAAGGATTATCAGTAGAAGCACGTAAAGCTAAATCTGCAGAGGAACTCAAGAAATTTGATGCTGAATTTCAGAAGATGAGTCCAATGGACCAGGATATTTGGTTAGATAATCATCCTGGTTTCGGTGTTCTAAACGGTCACTTAGCAAGAAAGAAGAAATAAGAGGTAATAAATGGCCAGTAAGATTAAGGAAACATTACTTAAAGAATTACGCCAACAGGCAAATAGATATGAGACTGGCAGTGTTAAGCGTAGTCTTATTGATGGTCTTTATTCTAAGATTAAGAGCTATGACAATGACAAGGATATAGTAAATACTGTATGGGCAAATAAAGATTTGCCTTTACGTATGTTTACTGTTCATGAACTTGATAAGATGCCAAGTTTCAACACTTTACTTATTGGTGAACCAAATACAGGTAAAGTTGATTTAGACAAGTCTTTCGGTAAAGATTGGTATAAGAATTACGAGAATATCCCATATAACCAAATTGCTTTAGTAGCTGCAAAGAATGGTAAAGATCCTAAAGAACTTGTATACGACATGAGAGATATTGCTACTGCTCAAAGACGTGATGATCTTGCTCATGGTCGATGGGATCCAAATGACCCTTGGTATAAGAATGTAGTCAATGAAGTTGGGGGTGTTGCATTAGATTTATTTGGTAAACGTCAACAGGAAGCTATTGCACGTGGTGAAGACCCTTCTGCAAAGGATTATACATTGGATATTGGTCAATCTGCTCTCGAAGCCGTACCATATGGACGTTTAGCAAAGCTTGCAAAGGTTCCGACAGTTGGTAATGCGTTAGCATATATAGGTTCTGCAACAGCAGCTCCTGTTATTTCTGAAGCTTTAGATGCAAATCTTTATGATGATGATCTACGTGGTAAGTTTGACCCATATGAAGTTGGTATAGGTATTGGAACCAATATCGTTGGTGATGCTCTTCTTCGTGGTGGTGGTGCCGCAGTTAATCGTATATTCGGAGGTAATGCTGGAACTAAGATAATGCATCTTGGTGAAGGTGAATCTCTTACGTCTTCTCTCGCTAAAGACCTTAAGAATATTGACAATCAAATTGCAAATAATGAAATGCTTATGATTAGAAATACTCAGGGTAAGGGTGTTGGTACTCGTATAACAGGTTCTAATAGACAAAGAGCAGAAGCACTCGCAACAGAACAGAATATTAACAGATTAAAGGAACAGAAACGTATTCTTGAAGAAGTTGATTATCGTTACAACAATAACCAGGCTCGTGATTTGGCTTATGGTAAAGATAATCATGCAAATGTTCCAGAACATATACGTAATCAGAACAGACAACGTGCAGGTTTGACAGATAATCAAATTAATATGATGAGTAAAGATCCTGTATTAAGTAAATATCTAGATCTTGATACCAAACCTGGTTTGACAGAACGTCAGTTAATGGAAGAAGCTGCATTTAGAACTTTGTTAACAAACAAATATGGTTCTATTCAGAATGAACAAGGAAAGGCACTCACACGTTTGCCATTCGGTATAGGTCCTGCATTGCAGAAATATGTTGATGAACAATCTAAAGAAGAAGCATTGCGTAAGGCATATGAAGATATTTATAACCAGTATAGATTCGATATACTTGGAGGAAATTAATGAGAAATTTCGATAACTGGAACAGATATTTAGACAATAATAACAAACCATTACGTGGTTGTGTTATGTTCAATGTCAAGGACGGTAATACAGTAGCGCCCATCTATGATAGTGATGGAACTGCATTAGATAACCCGCAATTGACAGATGAATATGGTAGAACACAGCATCAGGTCTTCATCGATACTGATGTTGTTGCTTATTTCTATAAGTATATCGGTACAGGCAATTATACAAGTTACCGTTCACAGGATATTGATATAAATGACGATACGTTATGGTCATTACAGTATACTTCTGAGAATATCAATGACGTATTGAAACACATAACTTCAGATTCCGCTATGTGTATCGGAACAATCTCGGAATTACGTAACCTGGATATTACAAATGTTCCAGATGTATGTGGTGAGAAAGTTATTACTCTGTTAGGTTATAACACAGTCGGAGATAAGGAACCAGTCAACTATATCTGGAATTCCGAACTTGAAGAGAATGACGATAACGGTTCTATTATTCAGGGACCTGAATTAACTGGTCGTTGGGTATTGGTCAAACCTACAGAACATTGCGATTCCAGACATTTCGGTATATTCCCGCAGAATACTACAAATTTCACTGGTGATACTGCGCGTATGAATCAATGGATTGCATACTGTAATTCTGCAAATCTCAGACCATATTTCTCAGCAAACGGTGACTATAAGTATTACAAGTATAATAACCTTACGTTTACAATTCCTTACGTAGATATTGCTAAGGATGTTGTATTCCTCGATAATGGTACGTCGAATATTTGGACTACTGAATTTAACGGTGATCCGTATT